GGGGGCAGTTTCCGGTCGTAGACGCGCAGTGTCGCATTTTTTCACTCAAGCGGCGTTCTAGCGTCATTTCTGCACTTGCGAAAGGCCTCGCTTGGCCGTAATCCCGTCGGTGGGACACCCCTCCCAACGAGGGGTTGCAGTCATTGCGATTTTCCCTTTCTTTTTCCTGCTCTTACATCATCCGCGATCACGCCCTGTGTCAGTTTTGTGCCAAACAGGGCATTGGTGACGGTGCGGTCCTTCATGGCGTGGGCATAGGTGCGCAGAACCGTGGTCGCGTCCTTCCAGCCGCCGCGCTCGGCCACGGTCTTGGGGTCAAAGCCCAAGTGCAACATGGACGTGGCGAACCCATGGCGGCAACAGTGCGGGGTCAGCCGCTCGATGCCTGCCCGCTCGCACACGTTGTTCCATGGTCCCCTGACACTGCCCCGGCCCGAGTAGCCGAACACCAGCTCGTCAATTTTGTGGTTGGAAGGGATGTTCGCAATCGCGGCCACCACGTCAGGCGGCAGATGCGCGGTGCGGCTCCATGGCGTCGGCTTCAACAGGTGCAGCGTTGCAGTCGCATCGGCTAGATCAACATTTTGCCACGTCAGGCGGCAGGCTTCCCCGACGCGCGCCGCGGTGCCGAACATGAACATGCAGAGCGCGCCAAGGTGCGGTAGCCCGTCGCTCTTGGCCTGCTCATGGAAGGCGAGAACCCACTCGATTGTGGCCGGTGTTTTCGTCTCGGGATTTTCGGTGAACCGCTTCACGGATATACGCTGGCACCAGCCTAATTCCGCCGCGTAGTTGATCGCCGCCTGCGTGGGCTTGATCACCTGCCGATTCCATGTCGGCTCCGTGGCATGAGGATATATCCGCCGCGCCGCCTGCCGGATCGTCTCGGGCCGAACCTGTTCAACTGGTGTATCCTTCCAGTGCTCAGCCAGCTTCAACAGGAACCTCTCGGGCTTCTGAGCGTCCAGATAGGCGGTGAACACCTGCGACATGGTCAGCCCCGCGCCCGGTCCATCGAAACGACGCTGCCACGCCTTGTGCTCGATTTCTGCCGCGATCCGCTCCGCGATTTTTCTGTCAGTCGTTTTTGTAGAGCCGCGAAGTCGCCGTCCGGAAACTGTCCCTCGGTAGTGCCAGAAGTCGCCGCGCTTGTAGAGTTCGATTGGCATGGCCTCGACGCCTCCAGAATGGTTTCCACGTCCTCGGGCAACAGGATCATGGCTTTTCCTATGATCCGGCAAGCCCCAAGCGCCCGCGCCAGCCTTCGCAACTCCCGCTCGGAAACGTCGATATGCGCTGCCAGATCGGCAGGCGTGACGTGATCGGGAAGCAGAGCGGCGCGGGTGCTGGGCATGTCAGTTGCTCACTTCTTGGGGCTCGGTTTCGAGATTTTTGGTCTGCCTCTCGTAAAACTCGATACCCTCTTGCAGCTGCCACGCCTTGGCAATCAGAGCTTCAATCATCGGGGGCAGGGCATTTCTCGCCATTCTCACGATGGGGTCCGCCCGATCACCATCGGCCTCATTGATGAGAACGTCCAACCCCTCAAGCATGGAAGCCAGCTTGCAGGCGTCATGTCCCATCGTCGAAAGTGTCTGATCGCTCATGCCGCCGTCTCCTCTTGGCTGGGCTGATAGATTTCGCGCAGGTGCTGGACGATCTGCGCATTCATGGAACGGCCCTCACGCGCCGCCGCGTCTTTCACCTGGTCTTTCAGATCGTCGGGCATACGCAGCCCGTAGGGTTTGAGTTGTTGCGTCATTGGTCGCCTCCGTAGTCTCTCAAAAAACTACTATTAGTAGGCATTGCGTGCAAGGGATTTTTTCTACTAATAGAAACCATGTCAGACTCAGCGCCTAAGCAAGAGCCGCCCTATGGTCTACGGATGCCGCCCGACCTGAAGGATCGGGTGAAGGCAGCTGCGAAGGCGAATAATCGCAGCATGAATGCCGAGATCGTTGCCACGCTTGAAGAGAAGTATCCCGCGCCGCGATTGTCAGAGAGGGATGAAGCATTGATTCAATTCATGCTTGAGAACGTCCCAAAGGATGAAGTTGAGGCGTTCGTAACCGATATACTCAAGAGGCGCGGAATTTCTGACGACGACATTAGAGACGGGCTTATTCCCGGCGTGAAGCTTCGGGATGAATAGCTTCCCCGTCTGTCCCAACTTGGGACATACGCTCGACCCTTGGCGCGAGACGAAGAAAAACCAAAGGCACAAAAGGAAATGCACGAATGCAACACACCATTTCGTTAAGCGGCCAGAGCAGTGAAGACTTGGCCCATATTCTCATGACGCTGATGATAAAACTCACAACCGTCGAGGAATCCATCAAGTTGGACAACTCGCCATGGAACGCTGAAGACGTAAGGAAAATTGCAAATATTGCTCTTAGTGAGGTAAGCGCAGCCTTAGCGATTCTGGATTTGCCGAAGGAAGAGCTCAACCGCATTCATCAGATGGCAAAGTCAGACCTCGGATTGTGAAGGTTGATAGCCTAGGGTGGAAATTGACCGATCACCCCTTGGCCCGTCGCTTACTCTGCCGGAGCCGCTGGCCGCAGCTGAGCGAGCACGTCACCTGATCCTTGTTCACCGCCCGGAAAGAGCCGCCGCACCAGCCGCAGGTGCGGGTGCCCCGGTAGTAGTGCGGCACCGCATTCTTGCACGCCTTGCTGCACCACCGCGCATCGGCCCGCATGGTTACGGGCATGAGCGCGTGGCAGGTCTCGCACCGACGATCCTTGAGCGCCTCGGCCTTGGCCTCGCGCTCCAGCATGGTGTTGTGCGCCCGGATGCACCTCGGGCTGCAATAGACCTTGTTGGCCTTGCATGGCCACATATCGACGCCGCAGATGATGCAACGGGGCCGCATGTCTAGAGGTTCCATGTCACCACCCGCACAACCGTTTCCTCGCTCCCGTTCCGAAGGTTCTCCATCTGTTTGAAATGCGCGTTGGCGCAGAGCCTCCCGCAATACTTGTGGTGCCCCTCGGGCAGGGGGTTGTGGCACCTGATACACCGCGTCCGCTCGATCAGCGTTCCCGCCTGTATGGTGTGCTCGGGCTGGCCCTCATACCAGCTTGGCCGCACCGCACGGACCCTGCGCAGCGCGCCCTCCACCGTCGCTTGCGCGGCCCTGTCAGCGTCGAACCAATTCCAGCCCGAAAGGCACAGGCTGGCCCGGATGCCATGGCGCAGCGGCCCCTCCAGCCCGCCAATATAGGCAATCTCCCCCGAGGCGAACGCGGCCCGCATGGCATTGGCGAGACGCTCCTCCAGAGCATCCGCGCGCTGCTTTGCGAGACGCCCCCGCTCGGCCTCTCTCGCTTTGGTTTCTGCTTTGGCCATTACTCATCGCCCCACCCCACCAGCTTCATCGCCGTGTCAGGATCGACGCCCGCCTCTTTCGCCATCGCGAGCGCCTGGACGATCCCCGCCGCCGCGCGGGCACGCCCGCCTGCATCGAAGGCTTGGAGCGGGCGCATCACGTCTATCTGGACCGGCTGGCCCAGCTTTTCGCTTGCCTCTTGCGCGATAAGTCCGGCGATAGGTTGCAAGGTCCACGTGGCGAGCTGGCGTTGTATCTCGCGAGTTTGCGGCCCGGTAAGGTTCGGACTCATGAGCGACGGCAGAATGCCATAGGCCATGCAGATCGCGCCGCGCGCAGCCGTGAGCGCCTCGCCCAGCTTGGCACGGTCCAGATCGGGCGTCAGGTCTTGCGGGTGCCAGTCGGTTTGCGGGGCCGGGGCACCCGCCGCCGTGACGGTGACGCTCTCACGCAACAGGACGCGACCACGCCGCCCGCGAAAACCTCGGGCCAGCGTCGCGTTATCTGTATCCGGTTGCTCAGGCATGGGCACGACCTGCGAACCGATAGGCGCATCCGCGTAAATCTCCGACAGCGCCCGCTCGATCGCGTCGAGCGTTGCCGCCGTGAGCTGCGACCGGCGCAGCGGTGCCTGCCCGGCCCATGGGGCTGCAATGTCGGTGCCCGTGGTGACATGCAGCACCTCGGCGGCAAGCCGGGTTTCGCTCCTGCCACCTCCTACCTCGGGGATGCTCAGACGATAGGCGCGCGGCCTGCCGTTGCGAGTGCTCAAATCCCAATCGGATGCTGGCACCAGCCCCTGATCGGTGATCACGAACACCGCTTCACCGCGCAGTGCCAGCGCCCTTGCGGCCATTGCCAGCGTTCGCCGGTCGAGTAGATCGGTGCCCTCTACATCGGCCAGCGAAAGCCCGTTTTCCCAGAGCGACACGCAGCTTTGCACGGTGCTCGTAAGCTCCCCGATGCCTCGGGTGCCCGAGATATACGCCTCACGCGCGGTCAGCACCTCAGCCGTGAAGCCGGTGCCCATGGCCCGTTGCTCTACAGGCTCGGCCTTGCGTTTGAATATGTCGAGTAGGCCCATGTCACGCCCTCCGATATGGGCGCAGCAGATCGCCCGCGCCTGAGTTTTGCATCGCCCGCGCCATCCATGCCGGGTTGCGCTGATAGCTTTCCTCGATAGCGCCGCCCATGCCGACCGAATAGCTCGACACGCCCGCTCGATCCGAGACGTCGGCCATATAACCGGCCAGCCTGATAAACGCCTCGTCCACCGCCGCAGGCACCGTGCCGCCGCCCACGTCCGCCGTGATCCGGTAGGGGCCATCACCGGCCAGCACGACGCCGCCCATGAATGACGCATCAAGGCTGGCCGTGATCCATGCCGTGCCGTCCCAGACCTCTTGCGCCGTGATCGTCGCCGGGGTCAGATCGGGCACAAACTCGCCCGGCCCTTCCACCGTCCAGATCACTTGCCGCTCGGTCCAGCGGTGCGCGATGTAGCTTTCGATCCGCTGCCAGATCATGTCAGCGTCGAGCGCCGCCGCTGCCGTTGACAAGCCCGCCGGGGTTGCAGGATAGCTGGCCGGAATCGCCTCTTGTCGTTTGAGAATATCCATCACCGCCACCTCTCGATTGCATGACGCTTGCGCGTGAATATCCGAGCTTGCGGTGCGAGGCTCCAGTTGCGCGCCTCGATTTGCGTTTCCGAGTAGGCCGGACGTGTCACAAGCGACAGCTCGAACAGGATCGCCTCGTTGATCGTGCGGATCAGCGCGTTACCCTCAGCCGGGTCTTCCTCCTCCACCGTCTCGGCGTTGGGCACCGTCCGCTCGGGCGGAATCCTGAAACCGGGGCTGATCCCGGCAATCTGCCCTACGGCCAAGAGCGCCAGAGCATCCCGGACGTAGGACACATCCTCCAATTCCGAGGCAATATCCGCCGCGAAAGTGAGCGCCTCGGGTGTATCGGTCAGCTCAAGGGTGCCCGCGCCGCGGCTGGCAAGGGGCCGGTCGAAACTGTGCCCCACCAGCAGGTGCACCTCCTGCATTGTCTCGATGGAATGCCGGAATGCGCCCGAGGCGAATTGTTCCTTGCGCGGCCTGCCGGTCCTGCCGCCATCCGACAGGACCGCACGCGAATTGTAGGGGAAGCGCCCGGCCAATCGGACGCCCCCACCTTTCTTGCGGCGGACCTCAAGCCCGCCGCCTGCCACGCCACCCCAGAGCATTATTCGATGCCCGTGATGATCTCGATCTGAGACCCGCGCGGCACGGTGACATCCGCCGTCACGATCCCCGTCATCCGCAGCCCGCCCGATTGCGCGTCGGTGTAGACGTCGCGGATCAGGTCAATGCCGCCCCAGATCGCCATGAAGGCCGGGGGAAGCCCGCCCGCCGTGGTGCTCATCACCGCCGTGCTGGCAAGAGGCGACCCCGCCGGAGCGTCGAGCGCGTTGGACGTGGTGACGGTGTTCGGCATGGCCCGCGACAGGCGGTCCCATTCGGTGATGCCGGAGCCGCTATCGAAAATTGCGCCGTCCAGATCGCCCCAGACCTCGGGCCGCATCAGGAGCCGCACATCCGCCGGGCTGGCCGCTGCATTGTTGAGCATGAAGCGGATCGCCGCCGCCCGGAACAGCGAGTAGGTTGCCGCCGCCGCCGCGTCGGTTTCGGTGATCCCGTAGGTCGTTTTCCCCGGAATGATGCCCAGCGGCTGGCCGTTGGCCCCGGTCCCGAGGAACACCGCCTTGTCGAGCCCCACCTGCATGGCGTTGAGCATGTCGCGCCGCATGGCCTGTTCCAGCCCGGCCCCGCTTTGCTTCATCGCCTTGCGCGACATGCGCAGCTGCACCCCGAAATTGCTATCGGGGGCGAGGGACTTGTCCACCGTGGTAAAGGCGGTCGGCCCCGCCACGTTGGCGAGCTCGCCATCGGCCCAGCCCGCCGCGATGCTGGACGACACCACGGGATATTCTCGCTCGCCCTGGCCGATATTGATCGTTGCAACTCCCATGCGCCCGGCCACGGTCTGCGCGAACAGCCGGTCAACGATAGGCATGGTCTGCACCGGGTCAGGCGTGCCCGAGGCAATCGTTTCGCCCGCGCGGGTTTCGAGCATCGCCGCCAGCGGAATCGGCACGCCGCGATAACCGCCGGCGCTGCGCATTTCTTCGATCACCTCGGCAGTGCGCCCGGTGAAGGCGCGGCCCTCGTCCAGGTGGAACACCGCCTGCCGGAGCTCGAAACCGGATACTAGATCATCCCATTCCCGGCCCTCGCGGGTCTCCAGATCGGCCCCGGCCTCGCGGCGTTCGGTGTCCTCGGCCACCAGAGCCGCGCGATAGCGGGTCTCATTTGCCCGATACTCGCCGTCGAGCGTCTCCATCTGGCGGGTTTCATCTTCGGCCGGGCTTTCCTTGCCGACCAGCTCGGCCAGCGCGGATCGGATTTCCGATTGCCGACGCTGGATTTTCACACTCTCAAGCATGTCATTCTCCTATGTTGCTCGAAGGGTTCCGCCGCATGTCAGCGACAAGATCGCGCCACGCTTGGCGCTCGGGGGAAAGCTCGGGATGCCCGGCCTCCAGCCGTGTCTTGCGTCCGTGATCGACGCCACAGAGCGTTTGCAAATTGTCCAGATCGAAGGCCAGATCGGGGCGGTCGCGCACCGGCTTGATATGATCGACCTCCAGCCGATATCGTGAGCCGCACTGGACGCAGCACCAGCCGTCCCGCCGCTTGGCGGCAAGGCGCAGAGCTGGCCACCGCTTATCGCGGTAGACCTTGGCCCCGTGCCGATCATAACGGGGCCTCATGTCCGCACCTGCAATTCATGGAACCGCGCCACGCCGTCCGGTGCCAGCGGTGAAACCCGCGCGATGACATACTCGACGCCGCCGACGATGAGCTTGTCCGCCGTTGTCGGGGTGACGCTCAGGCCCTCGACGCTCACCAGCGCCCGCAGATCGCCGCTTTGAATGAGCGTTCCGTCGCGCACCTCTTGCGCATAATCGACAACCGCCACCGTGATTGCCGTATCAACTTCGGTCTGGACTGGTGCCCACTCAGGGCCGGTGTTGACGATCTGGCGCAGCGTGCCCGCTTGCCCGAAACGCGCGATGATCCGCGATGCCGCGTCCTTCATGCCCATGCTATCCGGCCTCCTCTTGCCGCTGGCCGGGCCAGCATCCGCGCGCCCTGCGCCACGGCCAGCACCGTTGCCGCCGCCGCGTCGATCCGGCCCGTCGATCTGCCCTTTGCCAGCTTGTGATTGTTCGCCGGGTCAATCAGCGTGATCGCGTCCGCAAAGGCAGAGCGCAGCAAAAGCGACGGCACCGTGCGCACCTTTTGCTCGAATAGCGCCCGCCGGAATCCTTCAACATCCGCCGCGCCGTCGAGCCATCCCATGCCGCGCCAGACGCAGGGCACCCGCTCCAGACCGGCCCCGCGCAGCGCGTCCACAAACTCGGCATGGCGAAACCTGTCTCCGACAATCGCGGCCAGCGCCTGCCCGTCGAGACGCGCCACCACCGCGCTCAGAAACTTGTCGAGCGGCACAATGGCCTCGCCCATGGTGATCAACTCGCCGCGCTCGGCCATCTCGCAATACCGGCTCGACACGCCGTCAGCCGCGCCACGATCCGCAAGGCCGGGGGTGCCGGGGAATGCCCCCAGTGCCTCCACCCGTCCCGACTCGGGCCAGTAAAGCGTTGCCGCAGACATGCTCCTACTGCCGCCCAGATCGACGCCCAGGACACACGGCCCCTCACGCGGGGGCAGAGCATCCGGCGCGACCTCAGCGGCCAGCCATTCATCCGTTGTGATCAGCACCGACCTATCATCGGACGCGACACGTTCATTGCGATTGAGATTGCGGAAGCTCGACAGGGCAGACCCGCCCCGCGCTATGGCCCGCCGCGCCTGCGCCACCAGCCATTCGGGCGATGAACCTATGCCCTCACGCGCGCCGGGGTTCGCCACCAGCAGGCTTTCCAGATCGTCAGGGGGCAGGCCCGGCTCGGGCCGATGCTCCTGCACAAAGGTGCCGGGGGGCGGTTCATCAAGCCACCGCGAAAAGGTGTTCACATCATCCGGGGCACTGGTCGAGATAATCAGCGCCCGGCCATCGCGCTTGCCCAGACCGGACAAGATAGCGTTCTCCAGATTGTCGCCTTTCTCACGCTCCCATGCGGCCCGCTCATCAAGTATGGCCAGCGTCGGTGCCCCCCCGAGGATCGACTTGCCATCCGCCGCGATGACGCGCGCCAGCCCGCCGCCGTTCTCTGCCGTCTCCACCTCCAGCTTGGACCCGCGCCGGATCGTGAATTGCTCTTGCTCCTCCTCGGGCAGACCCTCGATAAACCCGATCAGGAATCCGAACGCCGTCTTTGCCTGATCGCGGTTCCTCGCCGCGAATATGATCTCGCGTTTCGGCTGGGGCGCGATTTCGCCCATGAGGTGGCCAAGAGCGATGCCCGACGAAAGCGCCGTCTTGGCATTGCCGCGACCGATGGACAGGCACCCCACCGCGCAATCCTTGGCAAAAGCACCGCGCACAAAGTCTTTCTGAAAACTCGCCAGCCGCAGCTTGCGGCCAGCCCGCCGCCCCTCGGGCACCGTCAATCGTGACAGAAACCGCAGCGCCGCCGATGCCTCTTTCGATGCCCTAGCCATTATTTTTCCCCCGAATTTTTCGGAGAGAGAAAGGAACACCCCGCACCGCGACACCTCCCCACGACAGAACGCCGGGCATTGGGACCAAACCGCTCATGGATGCGCCCTCTTGGCCTCGGCCACGGCCTCTTGCACGATCCGTCGCCATTGTGCGGCCGCATCGTCGCGCCAGAACGTGCCCTTGCGGTTGCCGCTGCCGTAGTGGGCAAGCCGGGCATAAGGTGAGGACCACAGGCCGCGCACGCGCCATGGCTTACCTCGCGGCGCTGACGTAGCCGGTCAGTCCCTCATCGGTCAGCTGCATCCGGGCTTGGTTGGCATGGCCGGGGCTGACGCAGAGAATGTGCTCTTGCGGCTCGCCCGGTCGATCAACGGTGATCACGGCCCGGCCTGAAGGTGCGACCTCCACGCGGAAATGCCCGCCGCGCTTGCACATGAGCATATCGTCGATGTTGAACAT